GCTACGCAGTGCATGAGTAGGCATGTGCTCAGGGTTGATCGGGTAGCAACTTGGGCAGACATCAAACGCAGTTCGTTCGTTCCTTGGTTGGTTGAATGGGACGGGGGTCTCGGTTTTAGGTGCACTACCTCGCTCCCCGCCCCAAGGAAAAATTGATTTCCCAAAACGCATTTAGGTTCTTAGGTTGTATGATAGGTACATCGACAATAAGGAGATGTACCGAGATGATTGCATTAGAGAAGGGTAAAGAGATTCCTAAGAAGCAGAAGGAAGGGAAGTATCCCTATCATTTAATGGAAGTAGGTGATAGTTTCTACATTGAGGGAGAGATACTAAGTAAGGTATGTAATGCGAGTTATCGAGAGTGGAAGAGGACGGGTAAGAAGTTCACGGCAAGAAAGATCGATAACGGGGTTAGGGTTTGGAGGGTTGAGTGACCCATGAGTTTCAGGTTGCCTGGATAAAGCGATATACGGAGGGTGATAAAACATATCCGTATAAGGCGATGAAGTGGTATCAGGAACAGAGAAAGAAGCGTTCTTTGACAGCTGATGAAGAGAAGACGGTGTTATGGTTAAAGGAGAGCTATGGACTGGAAGCCCTTTGGAAATTACGCCTATAACTTTTGAAGAGGCAAATGTTTTTGTCAGTCTTCATCATCGACATCACAAGCCTATGCAAGGATGCAAGTTTTGTGTAGCAGTGAGTCATGATGAAAAAATTGTTGGCGTTGCTATTGTTGGAAGACCTGTTGCTAGGTTGCTTGATAACGGATGGACTTTAGAAGTCAATCGTTGTTGTACGGATGGGACTAAAAACGCATGTTCTATGCTGTATTCAGCGTCTTGGAAAGCTGCTAAAGCTCTTGGATATAAAAGACTGATTACTTACACGCTACCAGAAGAAGGAGGGGCTTCATTAAAAGCGTCCAACTGGAAATGTTTAGGTCTTAAAGGTGGCGGCAATTGGAATGTAAGGTCTAGACCAAGAATTGATACTGATGAAGCCTTAAGAGGGCAAAAACTACTTTGGGAAGCTATATGAACCCATCATGCGAGACATGCCGGTGGAGCCAAGAGATTGGGTTAAAAGAAAATGAAGATGGCAAAGAGGTGATTCTCATTTGCATCCGAGATGGGCTGATTGCAACCAAGCCTTGTATGAAGTACGAATATGAACCAGGAACAACATGAACTTTGACTTGAACCATTTCTACAAGTTTTGCAAGGAACTCAAAGTAGAAACCAAGGAGTTAGGGATTCAAAGGCTTGGGAATCGTTTGCTTGGCAGCCAAAAGTATGTGATGGAAGAAGTGGCTAAAGGCTTAAACGAGGATGTGCATTTCTTTGTGGTCTTAAAAGGTAGGCAGTTAGGGATTACGACGATCTCACTTGCACTCGATCTTTACTGGCATTTCAAACATCCTGGGTTTCAGGGGACGCTAACAACGGATACGGAAGAAAACCGAGATCAGTTTCGTACGACTTTAGCGATGTACATGGATGGATTGCCACCGGAGTACAAGATTCCACTGGTGACGCATAACCGCAATCAGATGGTTTTGAAAAATAGGTCAAGGCTGTTCTATCAAGTCGCAGGATTGCGAGCTAAAGGGTCGCTAGGGCGAGGCAAAGGGATTACTTACCTGCATGGCACAGAGACTTCGAGTTGGGGTGATGAAGAAGGCTTAGCTTCCTTGCTGGCATCTTTGGCTGAAAAGAACCCTAACCGGCTTTATCTGTTTGAGAGTACGGCTCGCGGGTTCAATATGTGGCATGACATGTGGACGGTGGCTAAGCGAGCGAGAACTCAGAGAGCAATCTTTTGCGGATGGTGGCGCAATGAACTCTACATGCTTGAACCTGAAAGCAAGGAGTATCGGGTTTACTGGGATGGAAAGCTCAACCCAGAAGAAAAGGAATGGACAAAAGATATTAAGAAGCTCTATGGCATCGAGATCAATTCAAGACAAATGGCTTGGTGGCGTTGGAAGATGTTTGAAGGCTTAAAAGATGAAGCCTTGATGTATCAAGAGTTTCCACCGACTGAAGACTATGCCTTTGTCATGACGGGTACGAGTTTCTTCTCACACTCTCGCTGCACAGACGCTGCAAGAGCCTGTAAAGAACATCTACCAGACTACTATCGTTTCTCGCTAGGCCAGTTCTTTGAAGACACCACACTGATTAAAAGCACAGAGAAACTAGCTACGCTTAAAATCTGGGAAGAACCCATTGACAATGCCTTTTACGTCATTGGTGCTGACCCTGCTTATGGTTCCTCAGACTGGGCTGATCGCTTTTGCATCCAAGTCTTTCGCGCTTATGCAGACGGTATGGAGCAAGTGGCTGAGTTTGCAACCAATGAACTCAATACCTACCAGTTTGCCTGGGTGATTTGCTACCTGGCCGGTGCTTATAAGAACTCGACATTGAACCTTGAAGTCAATGGGCCAGGTCAAGCGGTCTTAAACGAGATCAAGAACTTAAAGCGTCAAGCACAGACCTATGATGCTAACAAGGCAAGAGGTTTAATGGATGTGCTGGCTCACATGTCGCACTACCTTTGGCGGCGCAATGATTCACTCGGTGGTTTATCAAACTCATTAGGTTACTTAACCACCCATTCATCCAAAGAGAGGATGATGAATTACTTCAAGGACTACTTTGAACGCCAGATGTTGACCGTGCGTTCAATGGAGTTACTCGAAGAAATGAAGTCTGTGATTCGAGATATGGGTGGCATTTCAGCGCATGGCAGAAACAAAGATGATCGAGTGATTGCAACAGCCTTGGCGACCGTTGCCTTTGCCGAGCAAGTCATGCCAAGATTGATGGCCTTGCGGGTAACGCGCTCAAAGCGTGAAGAGCAAGAGGTCATGCGCGATGAGCCTGTGATGCAAAAGTCCATCAACAATTACCTGAAAGCGATTGGTGTGTGATGTTGACGAAAGCGCAGATGATGGAGGAGTTACCCAAGTTCTTTGCCGATAAGAACCGAGGGATTTCGCTACCTCACTTTGCCGAGCTATGCGGTGTTGATCACTATCACTTGCGAGACATCTTCATCTACCAGAAGGTGCCGCTTACAGAGCGCGTACAACGTCGTGTCAATAAAATCTATGCCCAGGTATTGAAAGGTGAAATACGCACCATGCAGCGTGGTTTGAAACGCTGGGTGGAGTATCGAGAAACGCCTAAGCCAGCGATGGTAAGGCGCACGTTACTGACCTTTGATGGTCAGGGTTTTAAGTTGGATGTCGGTATACGCCCCAGGGCTGAGGACTACCGTCGTCGTTCGCTTGATGAACAGATGAAAGGATGATCATGGTGTTACATGACTACAAATGCCCCGTACACGGTTTCTTTGAATCTAAAGAAGCTATCTGTCCTGCTGGCTGCACGGATGTGCAACTGGTGTTTCTACAACCCGTTGGTCTTAAATCAGACAGCACCAAACACGCTGATAGCACCTTAAGAGAGTTAGCCAAGGATTACGGTATGAGTGACATCAAGTCCACCCGTGAGGGTGAGGCGCAACCTCATGCTTTATTAAATGCTCAGCAAAAGCAAATGGCTGAGAACCCATTCAGTGTGAAATGGGGTTCGCCTGATCAAGCCAAGCAGTACAACCTCAATCCGATTCGGGATGAAACTGTTGGTGGGCTAGCCGCAATCAGGAACTCAGGTGTAACATTGGCGAAGCCCAGACCTGGTGTAGTGATGAAAGATCACGAAAACTTGCAGATAAAGCAATGAAAATCCCAACAGATTTGGTTGAGCGTGAGCAGTTTTACTATGACTTAGTGGAGAAATGCTCCGTCAGTATCCAATCAAGGACTGGCGAATACGATTCATTGCGCTCTTACTATCTTTTTGGCGCAGGCATTGATGCACCGCCTGCCTACTACAACAAGATTTACCCTCACATTGATCAGCTCTCTTCGTTTCTCTACTCGGCAGAAACGACGCGCTTTTCCATCACGCTTGGTGCCTCAGTAGAACCTAGCTATCAGTCCATGATTCCTTCGCTGACAGGCGCATTGAATGATGACTGGCTAAACTCCAATGCTGATCAGGTCTTTGCCCAAGCGCTTAACTGGGCGCTTTGCTACAACTCCACCTTTATCAAGCTCATTCCTAAAAAGGGTATGCACCCTTACATGGTTGACCCACGCTTGATGGGTGTGTTGCGTGAAGATACGCCTTACACCGATAGGCAAGAAGCGCTCGTACAGATTTACTACATCACAAAGAGCGAACTGCAAGCCCGTCTTTACTCGCACCCCAATCGAGATGCGATCTTTGCGCGGGTGCAAATAGGTGAGTCGCAGCAGTCTCAAGTGCCTGATGGCATCCAGCGTCTGATTCTTTCGGCTACTGACCCAACGATGTACGGGAATGTGAACCTCAATATCGCTGGGATGCAGACTTATAAGCCAACGGTGGGTGAAGAAACCATCAAGATGACGGAGTTATGGGTCTGGAATGACGACACGGAAGACTATCAGTGCGTAACCATTGCCGATCCTAACGTCGTTGTGTATGACAGACCAGGTGCAAGCATGTTCTTAAAGGGTGAATTACCCTTTGTGCAGATTTGCCCAACACCTCAGTACGACTATTACTGGGGTATCTCTGAGGTTGGAAGGCTAGTTTTCCTGCAAGACATGCGCAATAAACGCATGGCAGAGATTCTTGACCTGCTTTCTAAGCAAGTAGCACCGCCTACAGCGCTTATTGGCTTTACAGGCTTGCTTGATGAAAAGAATTTTGCGCTTAATCGTGCTGCTGGCTTGCTTGCAACCGACATGCCCAACGCGAAAGTTGAGCAATTAGCGCCTTCGATACCCAATGATCTCTTTAGAGAGATCGATCAGATCGACAAAATGTTTGAAGAAGCCTCTGGCATTGTGAATGTGCTGCAAGGTAGGGGCGAATCAGGCGTTAGAAGCGCTGGTCATGCTTCACAATTGGCTCGTTTAGGCTCTTCAAGGGCTAAAAAACGCGCTTTAATCGTTGAAGATGCGCTAGAAAAGATGGCAACGCTCTATTTGAAGTGTATGCAGGTCTATTCGGCCCGTTCTTATCGTGATTTAGACCAAAATAAGTTCATTGCAGGCCAATTTACCGACGATTTTGTGGTGAAAGTGGATGCGCATAGCAATTCGCCTATCTTTACCGAAGATTTGCGTGCTTTGGCCTTTGCGCTGGCAGATCGTGGCGCAATTACCAAAGAAAGGCTCATTGACATCCTTGAACCACCTATGAAACAGCAATTGAAAGAAGATTTGCGTAAGATGCAAGAAGCGCAACAATCTGCTCAAATGATGCAAGCCCAGCAACAGCCTGAAAGTGCTGCTCAACCGGAGGCGTTATGAACGAAAACAGTGAATCGTCAAGCAATATGCAAAATTCCTACCGTTCACAAGGCGATCAACCTCGCGTAACGGAAACGGACTTGCGTGAAATGAATAAAGCACCTCGCTTGCAGTATCAGCGAGCACCCATGAACCGGACGGCTTACCGTTCTGCTGGCAAAAGGTATTGATATGTATCAACGCAAAATGCTTCGTCGTGCGCGTCCTTCGCGTCGCTAGACTTGACAACAAGTGAGTAAACGCTTACAAACCGCGCAAAGGAGTAAGTGATGGCTGTCTCAACCGAAGAGATTATGAAACTCATTCGCGGTGGCGATAAGACGAAAGTCGAAGTCGAAGTCGAGGGTGAAGAAAAAGAGGATATGGAAGACGCAGAAAAGCCTGCGTTGTCTGGCGCTGATTCGCCACCTATGGCCTCTCCCATGTCAACACCAGAACCCAAGCAGGGCGAAGAGATGCAAGGCCGCATCGATGTGCAGCTCGGCATGGGTATGTTGATGGGTGCGCTCCAAAAGTTTCCTGAAGATTCCAAAGAGGCGAAAGCACTTACCGAAGTGATTCGGCAACTTGGCTCTTCCTTTGGCGAGATGGATGCCAAAGCAAAAGAATTGGCTCCGGCTGACATCATGCAAATGATCCAGACGTTGCCTCAAGCTGGTGGTGCCTCGGCAGAAATGCGAGCAATGGCTGCATCACCTGTCCCTGGTACGCAAAAACCACCCCTTCCTATCTAGGAGCAAGCAATGGAACTTTTTCGCCCTCGCGCTGGAACGATTCGTAAGCCGCTGGATAACCAGCAGCAAAACGGTCAGATCACTAACCCTCCTCGTTACGACATGTTTGGTGGCCTTTCTGGCGCTAACAAAGTGTCGCGTAACAAGATGAGCCTCAGCAAGCCTGGGGACACCAAGAAAGTTTACTAAGTTTTAGGAAGGGCTGAACATGTCACTCGAATCACTAACCCCAGATGCACGCGATGAGTTGGCAGCACTTGCAAAAGCGCTTGCCGAGAATCCTAAAACTCGTCGTGAGTTCTTAAAACTCACTAAAACAGCGCACCCTGATTTGCCGGTGCCTGAAATTGAGATTGAAGAGCACACCAACCGTGCGGTTGCAGCACAAGAGGCAAAAATTGCCGCTTTGGAAGCCAGACTTCGTGAGAAGGAAGCTAAAGAAGAGTTGGCAAGACGGCGCTCGGTGTTGAAAGAGAAAGGGTTTGCTGAAAACGAAGATGACATCAAGATGATCGAAAAAATCATGGTTGAAAAAGGAATCAACAACCATGAGACTGCTGCGCAGTACATCATGCAGGAAAAGCAGCTTGATCGTCCTACACCGGTCTTTAATGGTTCGGCTGTCATTAACAAGATGGGCATCCAGAACTTTATGAAGAATCCGGTTGCCGCTGCGCGAGAGCAGGCGGCTGCTGCGTTTAATGAGCTGCGTAACGGTAATCGTTCGCGGCCTATTGGTTTAGGTTAAGGGCTGTTTTTTAGGAGCTAAACATGGCTATCGGTGGTGGTATTCTCCCAGCATCGGGCACCAGTCAGTTTAATGAACTGACCTACGTTACTCGTAGAGCATTCATTCCCAAACTGGTTGTCCAGCTTTATAACTCAACGCCCCTGCTTGCCGCGCTGCTGGCGAACTCACAAACCGCCTCTGGTGGTGTGTCTTCCGTCACCGTGCCGGTTCAGGGTTCCCAGTTTGTTAACGCGCAGTGGTCGGACTACTCTGGTTCGTTTGCACAGCCTGCTGTTCAGCAAGGTGCATACAACGCTGAGTGGAACCTCAAGCTGATGATTGCACCCGTGCCGTTCCTCGGTATGGAAGGTGCAGTTCAGCAAGACTACGCTGTGATTCCCTTGATTGAGGCTCGCATGAACGATGCGACCAACGTCATGATGGATGCTATGGCGACCGCGCTTTACACCAACACCACCAATACGCAGCAATTCACGGGTCTTCCCGCTGCTGTGGATGATGGTACGGGTACAGCGACTTACGGCAATATCAACCGTTCGACCAACACCTGGTGGAAGTCAAAGCAATACGCTGCTGGCTCGGTTAACCCGACTCGTCAGAACTTGCTTCAGTACATCTCCGGTACCGTAAAGAACTCGGCAGAGGTTCCGACCTTTGGCGTTTGCGGTTTTGGCACATGGACGTTGCTGGCACAAGACTTTGTAGGCCAAGAAACCTACATGATCACGCCAGGATCGAGCTTTGCCAACGGTGAAGATGGCCCCAATGCAGCGTTTCGTGCGTTGATGGTTGCTGGCGTACCGATCTATCCTGATCCGTATTGCCCAGAAGGCACCCTGTACTTGCTCAACACGAATTACATGAGCATGTATATTCACGAACAGGCTGAGTTTGCCTTTACTGGCTTTGAGTCCACCTTGCCTAACTGGCAGATTGGATATGTTGGCGCTGTGTTGACCATTGCAGAATTGGTAAACACCAAGCCCAAGGCCATGACCAAGGTAACGGGCTACAACTCGTTGACCCTGTAAGGAGTAAAACATGGCACTTGCACTTAATAAAATCATTGTTAGCGGTCTTGCCGCAAACTCTGACGGCGCTTATTTTGACGCTGGTTCGCAGACTGTTGCAGCAGGTACGGATGTTGTTATCCCTGCCGGTCTGTACATCATGTTCCCCGTTGCTAACCTTTCGGTTAAGGCTAGTCTGGATGGTACGACGTTTACCAGCATTATGGCTGCGTCAACAACCACTGGCGGCGTTGTGATCTCTGATGGCGTTAACGTCAAATGGAGTTCAGCATCGGGAACCGTGACTGCGCAGTATCTGACCATCAATGGTGGTCAAGCAGCGACCGGTACTTACAACACGTAATTGGAGTAAAGCATGGATGCCAACAAAGTAGGTAGTCTGCTACCTCAGCAGTTCGGAGGTATCCTGCTTGGGACACTGATCGGCGCGAACATGAATTCCACCGACGATCAGATCATCACGATGTTTAGCAACCCGTCGAAGTACATTATTCGGCGTATCGTGGTGGCTAATGCTTCAATTTCGTTGACCACTGCGGCAGGCGGCGTTTATACCGCTGCCTCCAAAGGTGGTGTTGCGGTTGTTGCGGCAGCTCAAGCATACTCTTCGCTTACTACTTCTGCCTTGTTCCTCGATCTGACACTCAGTACGTCAGGCAGCGCAAGCACAACGGTAAAATCAAGCATTCCTAATCTGTATTTGTCGCTGACCACCGCTCAAGGTGCAGCAGCAACGGCAGATGTGTACGTCTACGGCGACATTCTACAAGCGTGATTTACGTTACCAACAAGGGCGCTCATACACTGGTTGACCGTTTCGATGGTCAATCGTATGAGTTCCCGCCTAATACCTGTATCGGCGTACCTGAAGAGGTTGCAACACACATCTTTGGTTACGGCGATGACAACAAAGTTCCATACCTTGCTCGTTTAGGCTGGATGAAGATGAATACCGAGTATGAGCTTGCAATGAAGCGCTTACGCGAGTTTTCATTTAGCCGTGAACCAGCAAATACCAGCCACTTGTCAGCCCTGGTGGTGGAGCGAGTAGCCCCTCCTAGTCCTAAAGGCAAGGCGGGGCAAAAGTCCACATCCACGGTGTCCACTCAATGAGGTTTGAATGGCAACGTATTCGGGGTACATCACGGAAGTTAGAAGGCTTCTGCACGATGCGGCTGGTAACTTTTGGACGGATACCGAGCTAGCCGACTATATCAATGATGCGCGAGAGCGTGTCGTTCGAGATACCGGCTGTTTGCGTACGATCCAGTCGTATACCATCCTTAATGCGGTTGAAACACTGTCTTATGCAGCGCTTCCGCAAGCCAATCGCACGATTGATGTCTTAAACGTCAATTTATACTGGGGTAACACCCGTATTCCGCTGCGCTACCTTGCTTGGAGCCAGTTCAACGCAGAGTTGCGTTTTTGGCAGAATTACACGGGCAGACCGGTTGCTTTTAGCATTTACGGACAGCAAACGATTTACTTTGGCCCGATTCCTGACCAAAACTACCAGATTGAAGTCGATACAGTGATTCTTCCTGAACCGCTGACCTCGAACTCATCCATTGAAACCATTCTTGACCCGTATACCAAGCCTGTTAAATACTACGCAGCGCATACTGCGAAGTACAAAGAGCAGTCATATGGTGAAGCAGAAATCTTTAAGGCGCAGTATGAGCAGCAAGTCAAGGCAGCACTGACTTCGACCATGACGCGCCGACTTCCGACACCCTATAGCATTCCGTATTGATCATGGCTGCGACTGAGCAGAAAAAGTCGTATCAGGTCGTCAAAGACTTTAAGGGTGTCAACACCAAAGCAAACCGCACTTCGATTCAGGAGACTGAGTTTGCTTGGCTAGAAAATGTCATGCCGATTGGATTCGGCAATCTCAAGGTCGTTAACAAGCAAACCGACGTTGGCGCAGTGATATGGAGTGGCACGGTCTACTACATGGCGCAGGGCAACATCGGTGGAACTGAATATCTCTTTGCTTTCTTCACAAATGGAGGTGCGGAGTATGTCAACCTGGGGACTAACGCAAAGTCAACGCTGGCAGCGGCAGCGACATTTAGCGGCTCAACCACACAAATCACTCAGTGGAAGAACGAACGAATCCTTATCATTGACTCAACTTATGGATACGCTTCGTTCGACGGGACGAATATCGTTCGGATCGGTTCAGTTGCGACCTTTACGATCACAGCAGCAGGGTCAGGTTACACATCAGCACCGACTGTAACGATTGGCCCACCTAATGAAACGGCTGGTCTACAAGCCACGGCTACAGCTACAGTTAGCGGCGGAAAGGTTACAGACGTTTCTTTCAATACGGCGACTTTTGATGTTGCTGGAACAGGCTATACCTCAGCGCCTAGCGTCTATATTGGCTCTCAAGGTTCGGTTGCATGGGCTAGTACCACGGCAGTTACCAAAGGAACGTTGCTATCGTCAGGTGGCAATTACTACATGGTAACTGTCGCTGGAACGACAAGTTCAACCGCACCAACTCACACTTCTGGATCGCAAACAAACGGCACTGCAACACTGCTTTATGTGACGGTAAGCGATGGTGGCGGTACGGGCGCAACGGCTACGGCTACAGTCATCAACCAGCCTGGTATTGCCATTGCATCGTTTAGCGGCAGAGTATGGATTGCGCAGGATAGGACGATCTATTACACCGCAGCCGATAGTTATTACGACTTTACAAGCGTATCGGCAGGCAATATCACGATTACAGATGCTACATTGCATGGCGACATCATTCAGATCATCTCTGCCAACAACTTTTTGTACATCTTTGGCACTGATTCAATCAACGTATTCTCAGATGTGCGGGTCAATACCACAGGAACCACGCTTTTTACGAATACCAACATATCTGCATCGATTGGTTCTAACCTGAAATACGCGATATTTGCCTATTTTCGGTCGATTTTCTTCATGAATCGATACGGTATCTACGCACTTGTTGGTGCTACGACGACCAAGATCAGTGATGCGCTTGATGGTGTCTTCCCAGATATTGATTTTTCGTCTGGCATCTATGGTGGACAGGTTGTTATCAACAATATTCTGTGTGCAGCCTTCCAGTTTGTGTACGATGGTCGCAAATTGCAAGCAGTTTTCTTTGATCGCAAATGGTTTTTCACTTACCAGGGCGAAATCATTGTCCC